CTGCAAAACGTATTTTCCAAACTCGGCGATCAAATGGCACAATTCGCTTTTGCTGATCTTCAGAAGTATCAAAAGATCGGTGAAGGACTGATGGAAACCGTTGTTCGTGTTGCCAACGATTTGCAGCAAGTGAAAGATGTATTCGATTCTCTTAGCAAATCTATTCCTGCTGGCATGGCTGCAATTGAAGCATCGGAAGCGCTTATCTCGCAGTTTGGTTCTGTAGATAATCTGACGAAAGGTGTTAAAGCCTACATCAGTGCTATCTACACGGACCAAGAGAAGCTAATGCCGATCATCAAGTCTGTGTCTACTGCAATGGATAGCCTTGGCCTGTCTTACGTGAAAACTAAAGAGCAATTCAAAGCAGTGGTAGATAGCCTTGATCTGACGACAGAAGCTGGTGCGAAGATGTTTGCAACGTTGATGAACATTGCTCCTGCATTCGCGCAGACGATTGACGACAGCGAGAAGCTTGCTAATGATGCTCGTAGCGCCTTGACAGATGCCTACAAGCGTGAGTCTCAGGCCATCACTGATACACAAACCAAGATGAAAAACTTGGTGACGACGTTGCAGCAACTTGGTTCGTCGAGTCTTCTAGGCGACCTATCTCCGCTCACACCTCAACAGAAGTACTTGGAAGCTAAATCTCAATTTGAGACAATTGCAGCTAAGGCTCAAGGTGGTGATGAGACGGCTCAAGGGCAGTTTGAAGGTGCTTACACGGCCTTCCTTGAAGCCTCTAAAGTAGCTAATGCATCTGGTGCACAGTATCAGAAAGACTTTGAATACGCCCAAAAGGTAACGCAGCAAGCCACTGAATGGGCACAGAAACAAGTGAATGTGCAGCAAGCAACTCTGGATGCATTGAATAAGCAAGTGGAAGGTTTGATTGACGTGAATGACGGGTTGCTAACTGTCTCTCAAGCTATTCAAAACCTCATCACGGCTATGAAAGGCACGCCAGCAGGTGCTACAGCACAACAGCAAGCTTCTACAAATGCCAAGAATGCTATCGAAGGGTTGTATCAGTCGATCCTTCATCGCGCGTCTGACACAGCAGGTATGCAGTTTTGGATGGATAAAGTTAGCCAAGGTGTTTCGATTGCTGACATTGCTAAGGCTATTGCTAACAGCGATGAAGCTATGGGCAATATCAAGCCGATTAGCGCTGACACAAGCACTACGGCTGCTGTCGCTCCTGTTACAGCAATGGTCGGCACTCAGTCGGTGGCACATGCCGATGTTGTAACGGCAGTCAAGGAAATGCAAAATGCCGTCACTACTGCTATTGCAGAAACTGGCCAAACGACAACATCACAAATTGCAAGCGCTGTGTACGACTCTCAAGATAAAGCGGCGGATAAAACTGTTGCTGGTGTTTCTGACGCAGTGGTTTCCACTAAAGTTGGAACAAGCTATCAAATTAAACAAAGGTAATTAATATGGTTGATTTTGCGGCATGGCTGAAAAATCCTGCCGCTCCTCGTATTGTGTTGGTTGAGGTGAATGTAAAGAGTGGTGGGGCAGAAATTACTCGCTACTTGTCCACAGGGGCTTATGTCACGGCCCCTACAGACACCCCAGCCAACCAACAATATCTACCCGTCCTCACGTCTGGTTTGCAGTACACAGAAAAACTTGACGTTGAAGGGACGGGAGGCTTGTCTGGTGGCGATCTTACGATTGCCAATTACAATGGGGAGCGAGACAGTTGGTTGAATGATGTGTGGGACAATCGGTCTATTATTGCATGGATTGGTGATCCAAGCTGGGCACGGTCTGATTTTCAAATGATCTTTAATGGTATTGTTGCCACTATCGACAGCAAGGATGAAAAGACACTTACGCTCACTATTCTAGATAAATTGCAACGCCTAAACACCCCTGCAACTGAGCAAAAGATTGGAGATGTGAATACAACCAATCCTACAAACAAAGATAATTTGTTTAAGCTTTCGTTGGGGGAAGTCCATAACGTCACTCCGGAGCTTCTTGATGCGACACTTCTCAAGTATCAAGTTCACAATGGACCCATCGAAGATATTATTGAGGTGAGGGACAATGGAGTTGCTGTGGGCATTACAAAGAGTTTGTCAGACGGCACATTCACTTTGTCCCACTCTTCTGCCGGGACGATCACAGCATCTGTGCAGGGTGACAAGAATACGACGTATGTAAACACTATTGCAGGTGTTATTCAGAGGTTGGCAACTTCGTTTGGCACAGTGGGTTCTCGATATTCAACTTCTGACATTGATCTCGCAAACTTCTCGGCATTCGATGCGGCATGTCCACAACCTGTTGGTGTATATTTGGAGAACGGAGACAATGTTCTCACTACATGCCAAGATTTGGCTAAGAGTGTAGATGCTAGGCTTGTAACATCTCGCTCTGGATTGTTGCGTCTGATACAAGTTAATATCAACGGCACAGGCACTCCTGTGGCAATTGGCCCCAGCCAAATTATCTCAGGCTCGTTAAAAATCAGTAGCCGTCCTCTCGTACAAGCGTCAATTAAGCTAGGATTTGACAAAAACTACACTGTGCAGGATAATCTACTTACGAGCATTCCAGACGAGCATAAGAAGCTTTTCGCGCAAGAATGGTTGACAACAACATCCACGAATGCTACAGCTAAAGCGGATTACAAGCTTAACGCCGCCCCACCTCAGACAGATACAATGCTTCTTCGCAGGGTTGATGCGGCAGCAGAAGCTGATAGGCGAGTGGCCTTATGGAGCACACCTCGCAGTGTATTTCAATTCACAGGCACATCCGATTTGATCAACTCCTTGACTCTAGGCTGTGCTGTCACATTGACGCACCCTCGTTTTGGATTGTCGTCAGGTAAAAACGGAGTGGTTGTGTCCTTGAGCCCTAACTGGTTCAACGGAACAATCATGGTAGAAATTTTAATCTAAAGGAACACGATGGCTACAGTAGTGAACGACAGGGACGTGCTATTGTTGGGAACATCTCAACGGAACGTAAATTCTCAAGATGCAACGATTTTAATAACAAGCGACTCTCCGACATTTCATGTCAGTGCTACAGGCACTACTACGCCATCGTACATCACCGTCACAGCCCACCTTCTGAATATCATTGGCACAGCTTCCTTTACAGCGGCAGGTGCTACGATTACAGATAATGGCAACAACACTGCAACAGTTGCATGGGACGGTATGACGGGCAGCAGTGCTGTTATTACAGCTAGTGTGACAGCTAACGGCTCTACCTTTAATGCAAGCGCTACACTCACTAAAGTGGTGGATGGCTCTGCTGGACAAGCAGGTTCAAATGCAAGCTGGGTGGAGATTTCCACGCTTGGTGGGCAAGTGTTTAGTAGGGCTACCGCAACTGCGGCGTTCTCGCCAACATCTATTGCATTAAATGCTACCCCGTATGGTAACAGTGCAACGGCGTACCAATGGCAATACTGGAATGGTTCTGCTTGGACTGATATCAGCGGCGCAACGTCTGCCACTTATTATGTGAACTCTGGCGATTTCACCACATCCCGTAATTATCGTGTGGAAGCGACTATCAACGGTAGCGTTTATCTGGACGAGATGACTCTTGTGCAAGTCACTGGTGGCACTAATTCTGTCAGTGGATTCTTGACTAACCAGTCTATTACGCTTGCTGCTGCGGCTGATGGCACTGTCGGAAGTTATGCGTCTGCTACAGGCACTTTCAAAGTGTATGACGGCACCACAGATAAAACTGGCTCTGCTGTCACATATTCTGTTGTGACACAAACGAATTGTACAGCGTCTATCGCATCCACTGGCGTTTATAACATCACAGCAATGACAGCGGATACAGCGAGTGTTGTTCTGCAAGCTGTTTATAATGGTGTTACAATTCCTCAGACTGTCACTCTAGCTAAATCTAAGACAGGTGCAGCAGGGACGCCAGCTAACCAGTACGCTGTAACATACTTGTATCAATGGTCTTCTTCGACACCAGCTAATCCTACCGGCACATCAAATTACAATTGGTCTACTGGCGCCAATACCGGATATGTGACGAACGATGGCTGGAGCATGTCTGTGCCTACAAATCCGGGAACTCCTAATCTGAAGCTTTATGTGGCTGTTGCGCAAGTTGTGGCTGCAAGCGGTACTACATCTAGCACTGTAAGCTACTCCAGTGCCTCCGTGCAGGCTTGGACACAAAACGGTGCTACAGGGGCTACAGGTGCTGCGGGTGTTCAGAGTGCTACAGCAACAGTGTTTCAATGGGCTACAAGCATTCCTGCTGGACCTTCTGGAACGTCCACTTACACATGGAGTGGTGGGGCAATTGGCACTGTACCTTCTGGTTGGTCTACGACTGCTGGTACATCTCCTTCTGCTGGTATGACATTGTGGGCCGCAAAAGTTTATATCACTGATTCTGCTACAGTTACACAAACGAGCTTTAACTGGACTTCAGCATCTATTTCTGCCGTAGGTTATGCAGGAACGAATGGTACTAACGGAACAAATGGTAGCACAGGTGCACAGGGAGCTTCTTATGTGACAGCATACTGTGCTTCTACTACAGCAACAACTACTACCACCCCGGCACAAACAACTGGTAAGACAAGCCTTCCCGCAACGAATGATGGTGGTATCACAGGTACTTGGAGTAGCACAGTACCCTCTCTGACATCTGGACAATATCTGTATCAGACTGACGGTATTTACGACCCCACTACAAACAAGGTTACTTGGTCTATCCCTTATTGGTCTTCTTTGAAAGTTGGCAGTCTGAGTGCTATCACGACTAATACAGGCACGTTAAATGTGAGCGGGACAATTAGCTCTGCCAATGGTAACTTCACTGTTGACAATAACGGTGGAGTAACGATGAAATCTGCCACTATTCAAGACGGCAGTGGGAATATTATTTTGCAAGCTGGTGTTCCTCTCAGTTCTCAGACAGGTCAAGTGGCGTCTGGAATCAATAGCGCAGCCACTACAGCGACTTGGAGCGGAGTGTCTGGTACAGGTAGACCCCAAGACAATGCTACAGTAGGTGCCAACGCATCTAATCTGGTTGTCACGATGGGTGGTGACAACTTAGTGCTCAACAGCAGTTTTGAGTCTCGTGATACGTCATTCCGTCCGCTGGGCTATACGGCGTACAACAACGCCGGTATTTCTGCCGTGTACGTGGATGTGGCAGGTCGACTTGGTGGCAAAGCGTTCGGTATCAAGGCTAATGCCTCCGGAGCCACTACTTTCGGCATGTCTAGTAGTAGCAACCTCGTGGATGCTAATGGCATCTCCGGTGGCGTTCAAGGTGGCTGGCAGCCCAACAAGACCTACATGATATCGTTCAAGGCCCAAAAGGTAAATGGTTCCGGTTTCAGCACGATCACCCTCCAGTGGAATACACCGCCAACAACTGTCACTTGGGTGAACCGTCCCACTCTCAGCACCGCGTGGCAGACCTATACGGCGCGTATCACTTTTGGTGCGAGTGTGGAGCCCTCGGGGCAGTTGTACCTTGATTGCAATAATGGCACTGTTGTGGCTAACGACGAGATTCACTTCGATGAACTGATCATCCAAGAGGGTGATGTGGGCTCTGAGTGGTTTGCTAGCTCCCGTGATGCCGCCCTCGCTGCGTCACAGATCGCTAGCGACAACGTGCTGTCGAGAGGAGAAAAACCAGCGGCCAACCAGCAGTGGACTGCGATTTACAACGAACAAGCGGGTATCCTCTCACAGGCTACTTCTTTAGGGGTGAGCAGCAGCGATTACACAGCCAAGTTCAATACCTTGCAATCTTACATTAACGGCCTTGGTTCCGCTTTCTCTGATTATACGGTCGATACACCTATTGTTGGCGCAACCTTTAGCAGCAACTTCTCGAATTATTACCTATCCAAGCAAGCACTAATCAACGCCTTGGCGGCCAAAGCAGCAACAATGGCATCGGGTGTCACGTTAGGGTCTGATGGCACTTTGAATGGGGCCGGTGGGGGGCAGGTGACGAATCTTCCTATCATCGACACTAGGAGCGTCAACAATCCTCCAAGCGCTTACGGCAAATGCCATATCAAGGAATTCAAAGACCAGAGTGTAGTGGGGATTCCAGGAGGTGCATCCAGCACTTACTGCGTTGTTGAAACTTTGAAAGGTTGGCAGGATGCTTCTGGAGGTCAAGCACTGCAATGGGCTTATATTACTTCTGGTGTTGTTTACAAACGTAGTGCTGCCAACGATGCTACTTCTTGGGGTGCATGGGTTCGTGATCTGGATACTAACGTCTACACTGGCGATCTGAACGCAACCAACGGTGCAACACTTGGCACTAACGTTAATGGGCAAATTACAAGTTCTAACTCGTCTACACTTGTTGGAACAGGCGCTATTAACTCTGTGCACATTTCTGACCTGCGCACGACCAACTACGCGGAAGATGGAAGTGGTAATCCTACCGCAGGCGGTAAACTGGCATCAACAGGCACTGCATTTAAGGTTGCTGCTAACTCTATGCAAATTGGCACGAATGTCCTGTCAGACTATTGGTTCCGACTGCTTCAAGGTGTTGACGGCAATCAATCGAATAATAGGATTATTTGGCGTGGTAATAATGATGCGACGACACGCGGCGGGGCTCCGAATATCGCGTGTTTGTCAGTAATTCCAAAACCTGCAATGGCGGACTTCACGACTAATAACCTGAATGGGCAGTGGCAAGGGGATGCATCCGGAAGATTGACTGTCTACCACAGCTACGTGCTCACACCCACGTCGTATTCGGGCAATACGGATAATCTGGACGCCATGAGCCAGATTCATGTGCAGTTTTTTGCAAAGCCGAATGACCTGTCGCCGTTCATAGAATTGTATGCTGCATGTCCTTCGCGTACGTATGACGGTGCCACCGGAGCCGTTCGTGGGACATGGGCACTAGGGTTCTTCTTCAGCGGCAGTTCGCTTGCGAACTCTGGGACTCATACCGCCTCGGACCCAAATCTTTCAGGGATTGCCCCGAACGTCGTATTTGACACCAATAACGGCGGCGGACAGTATGTGTACATCGGGTATTTACGTATTCGTATTGCAAATAGCTATGGTTGGTCTGCAACGCAAGATTTTGCCCCCAACGGCTCACGGGTATCTGGGTCTAACGTAAACTCTTACCAGAATAACGTAGCCCTCCCAACAGGTACTATCACTGGCGTTGCTGGCTCATCCGGTGGTGGCTCCGGTAGTCAAGGTGGTGCATGTCCTGCCCCTTGGGTGAAAGTGCGACTCTTGAATGGTAAGGAAATTAATGCTTCCGACCTTCATAACGGGGCTAAATTAGCAGCAGTGAACGACTCCACAATGGAAGCATTACCGCAAGGTGGCACTGTGCGAGATCTTGCAACCATTTGGGCACAACGCTACCGTGTCAAGCTTACTAACGGCGAAGCTACCGAATGGAGCGAAAACCACCGATTCGCTGTTGTGGATCGTGGATGGGTGCAAGTGCAGAACCTCCGTGCAGGCGATCAAATCATGGGCTTGAAAGAGAATGTGGTTGAATCTATTCTCGCGGTCGGTGAAGGCCAAGTGGTGAGCTTCCGTGTCGAAGGCGCTGGTACTTATTTCGCTGGCGGACTGCTTTGCCACAACACCAAAACAATTACTTAAGAAGGTTTATTTATG